AGGAGCTCCTGTTCAGATGGTCAAAAACTCATACGACATGACTACTTGGGCTCAAAAATTCATACCAACTCTATTCTGTTCAATCTACACTGAGGCATTTTCAGATATTCCATCTTTAAAGAACCTGGCTTACTTCATCTTTATGAAGCATACAAACAAGATGATAGAGTACCCAAAGAAGCTGCTTGAACAATGGGAAAAACACCCAACAATCAAGCACGATCAGTCTTGGCTGCAAGGAGCTAAAGAAAAGTTTTTAGAAACAGGAATACCATTCTTTAGAAACCACTCAAATATGTGTCAAGGAATACCCCACTATAACTCTACAGTTTTGGCTCTCTCCTGTCAGAGTTTAAGAGACGCACTGTTTGTAGAATGCTTGAGAATACTTGGCCAGGAGTCTAAAATCCGCTGGAAAACCAGAGTTGGTTCAGACGACAAGGGAGATATGATTGGAGTTGACATGTCATCAAAAGAAGGATATGCCCAATATCTCTTGTTTGAGCAGTGTGCACATGCTTCTGAGAGGCTTCACTCCATGGAGTTATCAGTAAAGTCAGCATCAGGCAACATCTTGTATGAATTGAATTCAGCTTTTATGGCAAATTTGGAGACTCTGTCACCGACAGTGAAGTTTTCGTTGGCTGCTTGCGACATGGTTTCAACCAGTTCCTGCTCAGTTTTTGTCAACGAAGCTTACGGAAGGGTAAGGCAACTCAGAGAGAATGGGGCTTCTTCAGCACTCTGTGGACTGGCACACATTTTAAACAAAGATCACTTTGCTCAAATGTTCAGAACAGGACCAGGAATGACAAACGATCCTGCCATGATATTATCAACACCTAGAAGAGATATACCTTATGATCTTGGAGTGTATCCTTTCTACGACATAGATTTGCAGGACATTGTTGGACCTGAATTTCACAACTATTTAAGTCTGACAAACCCAAAAGTCTCTGATAACGTAAAGAGGTTACTCTTCACCCCACTGTCAAAGGAGGAAATAGGTGAAGCATTCCCTAGCGACCAGGAAGGACTGTTCAAAAAAGATAGTTTTGGAATACACCAAGGTTTAATTAAGCAATTAGCTTCAATGAGACGTAGACTTGGGGTGGATGCTGCCTCAGTGGAAGCATTCTTCTCAGAAAATCCATTCTTGATGATTCGAGGGCCAGAAACAGTTGATGAGACGCTAAAAGTAATTCACTCAAAGCTCTTAACCAAGGGGGCATCAGAGGCACTAAGGAGGACTTCACCAGCTATCTATTTGGGAAGGCTTTCTGCTTTTGAGTCAGCGAAAGCATGGCGTATTAGGGCACACTCTGGTTATCAGGTTGTGGACTTTGAGTCTGGAACGCTATCGGAGCTTGAGTCTGATATTCCTGCTACTTACAGCGAGTTTTTGAGTTGGGGGTTGAAACAGGCAGAAAAAGCTCAATTTCCAGTGGCTAGTTTGTTGTCTGTCATATTTCCTCAGAAGAATTCATACGAGATTATTCGTCAGTTTATAGGACAGTTCGGACTAAAACGTGAAAACACAAAGAAGCACTCACAAGCAGTGAGAACCTG